ACAAGCCATCATGCGATTCAGACAGGGCGGTCTGATCGGACACCCTGAAGATTATATCGACGAAAAGGTCGAGCAACGTAAAAGGAATTATTATTGATATGGGCATAATTACAAAAGGAATGGGCGCTATCCTGAAATCTAGATATACTGGAAAATCTTCTAAGATGGCAGAAAAGGGATATAAAGTGATAAAAGATAAGCGTTATACTCCAGAGGGTGGCATGAGAACACAAAAAAGAATGGCAGGACCTTTAGTAGGTTTTAATACTAAACCTAAAATGCCTGGAACTAAAACTGGAAAAGGACAAGGTACGTTATTCAGAGAAAAATATGGAACAATGCCAAAAGACCCTAATGTTCTTCCAGGTCAATTAAAATTTAATTTTAGAAGAAAGGGAATTACCGGCAGATATAATAGAGGATATAATAGAAAATTAAAAACTCTAACTAAAAAAGCGGAAATTAAATAATGCCAGTAAGTAAAATAAAAGGTGTTGGAAAAGCAGTTAAAGGTTTTGGTAAAGCCATGAAGTCTAAGATGAGAAAAGCTTTTGTCGATAAGCCAACTTTTCCAGGTCCAAACGTTACAAATATTTTAAACAGAGAATTAATAAAAAAAAGAAAAAGAAGAGGTCCGGGATATAGAGGACAAGATATCATTGAGGGTCCTCTTAAAATGCGTAGGGACATGAGAACAGGGGCACAAAAACCTGGCAAGAGCGCCATCGAGATAGATGCAAGAATTAGGAGAGAAGCTTTACGAGACTATTTCAAAGACGCAAAAATGCCACCAGAATATAAAAAGGTAAAATAATGCTGACAGCTATTAGACAATGGGTAATTAGAACGATGATGAAGGCCAAAGGTGAGACCGGCATTGTTAAGACACTACCTAAAAAAGATATTGTAGAATTAAACACACAGATCACAGCGCAACGTTTAATGCAGAATGGTGTTAATCCAGAATCATTAAAAAATGCTGACCAAGTTGAAAATGCTATTATGGCAATAGAAAGAAGAAACGAAACAATGAGTATAGGTGAAGCTAGAGGAAGTGGAATTAAATCTGCAGACGTATTTGATCTCAAAGGTAAAAAAATAAAAGATACTAAAAATATTATGGGTGGTGAAGAGCTACCACCAGGTGATCCTGATTTACCCCCACCAGGTAGTCGTGGTGGCCCTGATGATATCGCAGCTCCAGTGCAATCAGCAGAAGAATCAATAAAAGATATGATCGAGGCAGAAAACAAAAAAGCAATTGAACGCTTAAAACAAAAAATGAAAAAAGAACAAGCAAGGTCAAAAAGAATATCTGGAACTTTAAGAAGAGATAATCAACTTAGAGGACAAACAGAAGAAATTGGTAAACCAAAACTAGATGAAGATGAGTATGAATACTATAGAGAACTATTAGACGACGAAGAAAATATGATTGTTCAGGGTGACGAAACTCGTGAACAATTAGAAGCTATGGTTAAAGAAGCTGAAGATGAAATGGCTTACATGAAAAGATTATATGATAAAGGTGCTTTAGATCCACCAGAAGACATGGCACAAGGTGGACGTGCAGGGTTTGCTAATGGCACAAAAGCGCCAAGCATAACTCTTGGTCCTAAAGAAGAACCTATGGGACCTAGATTTGAAACGAACGACCCTGGAGAGGCAGCTAAAGAAATTATTAAAAGATTGATAAGAGTAGAGGGTGCACAAATTCCATTAACTGAAAAAGGTTTACTAAGTCTTAATATAGATAATTTAGATAAACAAAGTTTAGGTGGGATTATAGATTTATTAGGAGGTGAACTACAGTTTGGTGTTGGTAAAGACAAAGAAGGTAAAGGTGCTGGATTTACTTTTAGAAAACAATTTGCAGACGGTGGTCGTACCGGTTATTTCTTGGGTAGTGCAAATCCAAAAGGTCTTGGACTGTTAAGACAGATATTAAAATACATGAGTAAAACAGGCCAAGAGTTAGATAAATTTCAAGGTGTAGATTTCTCAGCATTAGATATGTTGAGATTTTCAAATCCAAAAAGGTTAAACAAATTATTAGAAGATGTACGGGGTAAAGTTAATGTTAAAGAAGGCATTATGGGAACTGATTCGGTTAAAGCCATGCAACAAGCAGACAGAGAAAAGAGAAAAGGTATCACTGCAGGAGTTTTAGAATTTGCTAAAGATACGAAAGCAAGGGACGATGCAATTAGAAGACGAGTAGCAGAAAAGGCTGAATACACAATAATTCCTAAAATGAAAAGAGAATTAATGGAAGGTATGGGTATGTCGGAAGAGGTAGCAGAAAAAACAGCTAGAGGTATGGCCGAAGCGGCTCAAAACATAAGACTTACTGATGAGCCACCAATAATAACAAAAGAAGGACTCTTACAATTAGAGAACGTGTTAAAAAATTTAGAAACGGGTGGCAAGAAAAAAAGAGATCTAAACGCTGATGGTGGACGTATCGGTTTCAAAGATGGTATGACCAGAAGAACTTTCTTAAAAATATTTGGTGGTCTTGTATCTTTACCCATCATAGGTAAAGTTATTGCACCTTTAAAATTAACTAAAGGTGTTAGTAAAGTCCCGATAATTAAAACTGATAATGTACCTGGTAAACCAGAATGGTTTGATGCATTAGTAAATAAAGTTATTATTGAAGGTGATGATGTCACTAAAAAATTTGCAACAGCTGACAGACAATCTATTCATCAAAAAACACTTGATGATGGTTCCGTGGTCCGAGTTACAGAAGACATAGATGATGGTGCTGTAAGAGTAGAGTATGAAAGTGAAGCTAATACTTTTGCAGATACAGTTCAATTACAATATAAAAAACCATTACCCGATGAAGGTGATCCAAGACCAACAGCACGATTTGATGTAGCAGAGTCAGGCCCGGTTGGCAGATCATATGGACCAGATGATTTTGAAATAGACGTTGACGAGGTTGGTGGTACAAGTATCAGAGATCTAGACTCAGATGTATCTAAACTAAAAGAATATGCTACAGGTAAAAAATTAACGATGAAAGAAATCGTAGAAGCTAAAAGAAGAAGAGACAAGGCTTTAGCTATATCAGAAGATACTAATGAAGCACAATTAGATGCAGTTATGAGAAGACAAGGTGATGCAGATGATAGTTATTATGGCGATCCAGATGAATTTGCATCAGGTGGTATTGCTAGAATGTTAGGAGAATAATGAACCCGTTTAAATACGCACAGATGATGAAGTATCTGACTCGAGCAAAAAAACAAAAGCCAGATCTTCCCGATGTTTTTCCTGCAAGTCAAGCTCCTATCCCACCGATTAAACCAGAAGTTAAACAGCGAGAAGCAATCAACGAATTTATAAGACGTGAACGACAAAAGAAAGCAGGTGGTGGTATGTTAGTGCAACCAGGTTTTGGTGGAACGAGGCAAGGATACAAAGATGATAATCTTCCAGATTTTATAACTAAGACAGACACAGGATACAGAGTTAGATCAAAAAAAACGAAATTAAATCCAGCGGTCAGTGAAAATTTTGACTATTTAAAAGATGCAAAAGCATTTGTTAGAGAAAAAAATTTAGTAAGAGGTAAAACAGGAGTTCAGTATCCAGAACTTGTTGCAAAAGCACAAGGTGTTGTAGATGATTATAACGACCTTTTAGAAAAAGCTGTTGCTAATAATGATTTAAGAAATGTAAAATTTTTTGAACGTTATGTAAAAGATAGGTTTAAAAAAGCATCAGAGCAAAATCAAATACTTAGGCAGGTCTACAAGAAAAAATTAAACTATAAAGATTTAACTGATGCAAGATTAACGGTTGCAGATAATTTAATTGCAGAAGTCATGAAAAAAGAAAAAATTATTTCTCAAGATGCTATTTATGAACGTTTAGGTGGAAAATCTGGTTTAAAAGGAAAAATTTTAAAAAAAATTTCTAAAGGTTTAAAAAATCAAACTAAAATTAAAGTTGATAATGCAGTTGCAGCAATTGTAGAGGCTGACGAAATTATAGATGATAGTTTTATAAAAACTGTTGCAAATAGAATTGGAAGAACACAGTTTGGTGCAAAAACAGGTGAGGTTCCAGCTTGGAGAAAAGCTCTTAACAAAAATAAATATTATAAGGAGAATAAAGAACTTTTAGATTATGCTTTTAGTGCTGGAGGAAAACGTACAAGAGCACCTGGAATGTCATTAACGGAAATACTTGATGATGCGAAATATAAAAAAGGTGGTGGAGTTACATTTAGTGGCAAACAAACTCAATTTTCTGGATTAAGAAGATATATATTTGATTACGCCAAACAACACTGGCACAGAAATAATTTTGATGGTAATCCAGAAAAATCACTCATTGAATTTTATGATAAAAATGGAGAACCTATAAAATGGAAAGCTGGTTCAAAATTAAAATTAAGTGAAGTTCAATTTAAAATACCATCTGAATCAAATATCATGTGGAGTTATAATGGAGCAAAAGCTGGTGGACCAAAAGGTAGTGTGTCTGTAACAGGACCAATAGCAGATAGATCTGGTATATTTAGAGAAGTTACAGAAACATACAATGTTTTAAAAGATATTTCTGATGCTGAAGTTACCAATCCAATAACTAAACAAAAAACAACTTATAATGATTTGGTAAGTAAAATTTATAAAGATGGATACGGTTATCAAGGTAAAAATGTTTTTGGTTTAGATATAGATCATTTTAAAGGAGTAAAAGATCATCCGTTTAAAAATTTAAGAGCTATGGATAAAAGATTAAACATATCTCTTGGAGCAATTGATAAAAATTTTGATAATAGAAATTTAAAATCAAAATTAAAACGAGAAATGTTAGGAAAATTAGCAACCACAACTGGTTCTAGTTATAATAAAGCTTTAAAAAATTATTTCATAAATCAAGCAACAAATGTATTAGATAGAGGTATTACAAAAACTTTAAGTGCTAGTGATAGATTGGCAGCCAAGTCTCCATATTATGCAGCGGTTAAAAGTGTTTATGAACAAAAAAATTTACCTAAAGTTCAAAAAGAGTTATTAAAAAAATCTTATGGAAGAGCTTTGAAATTAGTAGCGTCGCTAGGTGATGGTTCATGTCCCGTACAGTTTGGTGAAGGCAAAGGCAACAAGGACGGTGGTAGAATAGGTTACGCAACTGGACCTGTTAGTTTTGATAAGTGTATTGAAAGTGGTGCAAAAAATTTTAACGATGGTAACCTTAAAACAGCAGATCAAATAAAAGACGGTGCAAAACTTTTAAGAGGTGGTCGTGCAGTGTTAAGTGCAATTTCTAAATACGGAGTAGTGCCAGAACTCGCTTACGTCGGATTAGAAGCTGCAGGTAGAACTGTGTTAGGTGAGCAACCAACTAATGCTCTTTTAAAATCTATAGACACACTTACGTTTGGTGCAACTGACTTTACTTCAGGAATAGAGGCAGAAAAATTTGGTGAGTACGCTAAAGATAAATTAGCTGTTGATAAATTTCAAGATAGTCAGGCTAAAGTAAGATCCATATTAGATAATATATCAAGACTAGAGCAGTTAAATCTTGAGGGTGGAGAAATAGATGTAACACAAGACATACAAACTTTAAAAGCACAATTAAAATCCGCATCAGATGAACTACGAGCAAACACTGTGAATCCTGACATGGTTCAATTTATAACTCAAAGAGGAGATGAGATCGCCGATGCAGAATTAGCTAAATCTCCTTTTGCACAACAATCTTTGACAGATCAGTTGGAGGGTTTTCCTGGAATAAAAGATTATACAGATACGGAAGCCACTCGTGTATTTCCGTTTCAACAAACTCAACAACAACTAAATGAAAAGGTTCTTCCCACTCCATTTATCCTTAGAGCAAAAACCTCTGATATAATTAATGACATAGTGCCAGCATTAAGAGCGCAAGGAGTTACAGTTGATGGAAGACCAATAGGCACAAAAGATGTATTAAATTATCAAAAACAACTGAGAGAACAACCACTGTCTGAAGTAGTGGCGCAAGGATTTAATCCAGAATCTCTTTATGGTGCTAGCGGAACTTTTTCAACACCATTGCCCGGTGGGGCTTTGGATAAAAAACCAAATGTTATACCTGAGATGGAAAGAGAAATAGTCGGTCAGACAAACGTTGCTAATCCATTTGATATTGACATTTCAGATATAGGAAGTGGTTTAAGAGGTTTCTCTGCAGCGGGCGGTGGTATTGCAAAACAAGCTGGTGTATCATCAGGCCCACCACCAGAATCAGGACCTAACTCACAAGGGTTGCAAGGTCTAATGAAACGTGTTAGAAACTTATAGGAGTATATATGGCAGAAATAGACAAAGGACTCCCGAACACTAGAAACAAAGAAGAGATCCCTTCACAAGAAGAGATCCAAGACGTTGCTGTTCAGGAACCAATAGAGGAAAAAGGACCAATCGAGGTCATTCCAGAAGAAGACGGTGGTGTAACATTAGATTACGAGCCAGGTGCAATTAACGTACCGGGAACAGAATCACACTTTGATAACTTAGCAGAACTTTTACCAGACGATGTTTTAGAACCAATTGGAAATGAAATGGTTCAAAATTATATGGATTACAAAGCATCACGAAAAGAATGGGAACAATCTTATATTACAGGATTAGATCTACTTGGTTTTAAATATGAAAATAGAACAGAACCATTTCAAGGAGCTTCAGGTGCAACACACCCAGTATTAGCAGAAGCAGTTACACAGTTTCAAGCTCAAGCATACAAAGAATTATTACCAGCAGATGGACCTGTAAGAACACAGGTTATAGGTGTTAAGAATCCACAAACAGAACAACAGGCAACACGTGTAAAAGATTTTATGAATTATTTGATTATGGATCAGATGAAAGAGTACGAAGCAGAGTTTGATTCTATGTTATTTCATTTACCACTTGCAGGTTCCACATTTAAAAAAGTTTATTACGATGTGCCGATGGGCAGAGCAGTATCTAAGTTTGTTCCTGCTGACGAGTTGGTTGTGCCGTACACAGCAACAAGTATCGAGGATGCCGAATCTGTAATACACACCATAAAAATCTCAGAGAACGAATTAAGAAAACAACAGGTTAATGGATTCTATAGAGATGTAGAATTAGGACCACCAGGTCATGTAGAAAAAAATGATCTTGATAAAAAAGAAAAAGAATTAGACGGAACAAAAAAGACAGGTAAACAAGAACCTGTATATACACTGTTAGAGTGTCACGTAAATCTGGACCTAGAGGGATTTGAAGAAATGGGTGCAGAAGGTGAACCAACAGGAATAAAATTGCCCTACATTGTAACTGTAGAAGAAGGCAGCCGAATAGTGCTCTCCATACGGAGAAACTATGCGCCCAATGATCTAAAGAAAAATAAGATCCAATATTTTGTCCATTTTAAATTTCTGCCAGGACTAGGATTTTATGGCTTTGGACTCATTCATATGATTGGCGGATTGAGTCGTACGGCAACGGCGGCTCTCCGTCAATTATTAGATGCAGGTACCCTATCAAACTTACCAGCAGGATTTAAACAACGAGGTGTAAGAGTTAGAGATGAAGCAGCTCCAATACAACCAGGTGAATTTAAAGATGTGGATGCACCAGGTGGATCATTACGTGATGCATTTTTTCCATTACCATACAAAGAACCATCTCAAACATTATTAAACTTATTAGGTATAGTTGTACAAGCAGGTCAAAGATTCGCGGCGATTGCTGACATGCAAGTGGGAGATGGTAACCAAGCAGCCGCAGTTGGAACCACAATCGCTCTTCTCGAGAGAGGCTCACGAGTCATGTCAGCAATTCATAAGAGATGTTATGCAGCAATGAAAAAAGAATTTAAATTATTAGCAACTGTAGTTTCACAATATTTACCACCAGAGTATCCGTATGATGTTGTTGGTGGTGCAAGAAATGTAAAACAAGCTGACTTTGATGATAGGATCGATGTAATACCAGTTGCGGATCCAAATATTTTTTCAATGTCTCAAAGAATTACTTTAGCACAAACACAATTACAGATAGCGACATCAAACCCTGCATTACACAATATGTATCAGGTGTATAGAAATATGTATGAAGCAATCGGTGTAAAAAATGTAGATGCAGTATTACCTGCGCCAGCGCCAACAGCACCGATGGATCCAAGCATGGAACACATTAATGCTTTAGCTGGTAAACCTTTTCAAGCTTTTCCTGGTCAAGATCACAGAGCACACATAACAGCTCACTTAAACTTTATGTCTACTAATATTGTTAGAAATAATCCTGCGGTTATGGCTGCGATACAAAAAAATATACTGGAACATATTAGTTTAATGGCACAAGAACAGGTACAATTAGAGTTTAGAGAACAGTTACAACAAATGATGATGATGCAACAGATGGTAGCGACTGATCCAAGGATGCAACAACAGCTACAAGCACTCACAAATCAGGTCGAGGCAAGAAAATCTGTGTTAATCGCAGAGATGACAGAAGAATTTATGAAAGAGGAGAAGCAAATTACATCACAATTTGACAATGACCCTCTTTTAAAACTAAAATCTCGTGAAGTTGACCTACGTGCGATGGAAAATGAACGAAAAAGAGACAATGACGAGGCTCAACAAGACCTTGCAAGAGCAAGATTGATGCAACAAGGCGATATTGCAGAAGATAAAATGGATCAAAACGAAGATTTAGCAAAATTACGTGCTGGAGTTAGCCTTGCAAAAGCAGGAGTTCAAAAAGCAGCAGTTATTACGGAGGATAATTAATGCCATTAAACAAAAAAGGTAAAAAAATCATGAAATCCATGAAGAAACAATATGGAAAGAAGAAGGGTGAAAAGATATTCTATGCATCTAAGAACAAAGGTGTTATAAAAGGGGTAAAAAAAGGAGC